TCTGTGGGATCCAGATGGGGAAAATCGACAACTCCGCAAAATCGCTGGGGAATGTACCGAAGCCCCTTTTGAAACCATCGGTGACATGTTCGGATATGCAGAGCAACATGGGCTACAGGCCCCCGCAGATCTAGCAGACCGACTAAAAAACATTGAGCCAGTAGATGACGATGAATCAATGTACGAAGTCTGCATTGAACTTGCAGAAAAACTAGCAGCGCCCGCCGCGTAAACACCCGTTGGGTTTAGCCCAGGTTCGACCCCTGGCGCGGCACTAGACAACAACCCCTTTCACACCCTGACCGACACGGCAGGGAACGTGGAAGGGGTTTTGTCATACCTACACCCGCCCGATACGGGCACAACACCCCTGAAATAGGAGAAAACATCATGAAACACACACGACCGTGGTTCATCCACACTATCGTTGCAGACTCAGACAACGACGGTGGTGGCAGTGGCACACCGGATGAGAACATGAAGGTGGCCGAAACGGCAACCTCCGATTCGGACAATGACACCACCAGTGCAGAAGATGAGTCCGACGATGACGACAGTGACGAAGATGAAGATGACACGTCCGATCTCGCTGAACAAGTCGCCAAATGGAAGAAGCTGGCACGCAGCTGGGAAACGAAATCAAAAAACAACCTCGCTACAGCTAAGGAAGCCGAAACGGCGCTAGCGAACTACAAGCAACAGGTTGCAGATGATGTAGATGAACTGAAACGCACCCTCGCTACTGTCCAAGCGGATCATGCTTTGGTGATGGCAATTGTCGATGCTGGTACTGATCCCCGCACGGCGATGGACTCAGTGAGTTTCCTGCATGCGGCACACCAGTTGGACCACAGCAAAGATGATTACAGCGCAAAGGTTGCTGAATTGTTGGCGGATAAGCGCCCCGGGCTACCCGGCACGGTGGAAGCGGCACGTGTGTTTGGTCGTGAATCAACCCCCGGCGACGCACCAAAAGAATCACTCGTTGACCTGATGATGCGTCACGGACAACTCAAATCAAAAGAAGGAGAATGACAATGGATTTTAAGCCAACTGTCAAGAACTACGCTGGCGGGTCTCTGGAATGGCTAGGTTCCGCAACCGGTACAGGTGATGCAATGAGCGTCACTCTAGATGTCACCAAGTTCGCCACCCTCAAGGGCACGCACGGCGATGTGATCCCAGCAGGCGCACCCCTGAAGAAGGAAAGCGACGGCACCTATGGGCTGGTCACCCAAAACAGTGACACCCTTGCAGGTTTCCTACTGGTAGCGCAGCCCAACAAGGGCGAAAAGCAAGTAGCCCCCATGATCTGGCACGGGCGCATCCGCACCGACAAATTCCCTACCGGGCTGCACGATGTCGACAAACTGACTATCAAGCCCGCCGCATTCGTCTTTACGAAGGAGGTCTAACCAATGGCACTATGGACTGATCTCATCACCCCCAACGAACTGACCGAAGCTGCACGAGCTTCACTGGAGCAGATCGAACAGCAAAAGGGGTCCCTGGCAACATTCCTGCCATCCGAAAACATTGAGGGTACCACAGCGGAGTTCACCCGCACGCGCCATGGACTGATCCCCACCGCTGAATACCGCTCTTATGATGCTGAAGCGTCCATCGGCGGATATGAGGGCGGAGAGCTTGTCACCCTGCCACTGCCCCCGGTATCCCGAAAGATGCGCGTGGGTGAACTAGATGTCCTGATGGGCTTAGCAGGGCGGCCCGAAGAGAACAAGCTCAAGCTCACCGTCGCATCCGTGGCCTACAACACCGTGCGGTCGATCTCTGAGCGTGTCGAGGCACTACGCGGCCAAATCTTGGAAACCGCAGCGATCAACATCAACGAAAATGGACTAAAGATCACCGCAGATCTGGGACGTGACACCAAGATGAAGGTCGACGCATCTAAGAAGTGGGATAAAGAGGGTGATCCGATCACTGACCTCATTGGTTGGTCGGAAACCTACGCAGATGAAAACGGTGTCCTGCCTGGCACCATCATCATGTCCCGACAAGCGCTCTCTGCACTACAGCGCAACGAAGTAGTGCGTAAAGCCGTTGGTGGCGTCAACACCCCCACCATCACCACGGTCGATGCGATCAACACTTTGTTGACGTCCTACGGACTGCCACTGATCACACTCTATGACCGCAAGACCAACGTCGGTGGCACTGTCAAGCACATTCTGGACCCCAAGAAGGTGTTCATGCTTCCAGAGATCGGCAGCGGTGTACTCGGATCTACCGTGTGGGGACGTACCCCGGAATCTGGCGACCCGCAGTATTCTCTATTGCCTGGAGATCAGGGCGGCATTGTCGCTGGCCTGCACAAGGAAGATGACCCCTATTCCTACTGGGTACGAGCCAACGCGATGGCAATGCCCGTGTTGAAGAACCCCAATGCGTCGATGGTTGCCACGGTGCTGACCTAACCAGATACGCGGAGGTGATCGTGATGCTCGCATCATTTGAGGATGTCGCACGACTAGCCGATCTGGAAGAAGATGACCGCGAACGGATCACAGCACTCATTGAGGAAGCATCAGATCTGGTTGAAGCATATTGCCGCCGATCCTTCGACCCGGTGCCAGAACAGGTGCGACGTGTCGTGGCACGTATCGTGGCCCGTGGCGTGTCTGCATCTGGCGCTAGTGATGCACCTGTTGGTGTGACTCAGATGTCCGCAACTGCTGGTCCGTTTTCCCGTCAATTCACCTTCAGTGATGGCGTTTCCGACGGTGGGGTGTGGTTGACACGTCAAGATAAGTTGAAGTTGGGGAGGTGGACAGGTGGGGCTTTCACAATCCGCACCTATTAGTGGACGCTATCCACTCACCCAGCTCATTGAGGTCAAGCAACCGGAGATGGTTAAAGACTATTTCGGCAACCTCACCGCAGGTGATGGTGTGTGGCGACAGGTTCCGGTGTTTGGGTGGGCGGTCGTGGCCTCAACAGAGGACACTTCCACTCACATCTCCCGAACGGTGGACACGTTGAACGTATATGCGCCGGTGGACAGTTTCGGCAATGAGATGTCGCAGTTCCGCTTACCTGATGGCACGATCTGGCAGCAGGATGCGCACCCTCAGGTGTATGACAACAATCCGTGGATGCACCCCGGTCTAGGGGTTATCACAGCTCAGAAAGTAGAGGGCTAACAACATGATCATTGTCTACAAGATTGACGATGATGTACCTGATCGGTGGGACTGCGATGCGGTCGATATCGACGATGGTCACCTCATTGTTTTTGAGGATGGCGCTGCAACTATCGCAGCGGCAGGGTATGCCCCTGGCGCATGGGTACGTTTCCAGATTGACACACCTGAGGGAGGCGCATAGATGTCTCGTGTCCGCTACAAACACCGCAAAGAATCCCATGGGGAATTGTTGAACTCGACAGTTGTTGGTGCGCTCGTGTCGCGGCAAGCTGGCGAAGTTGCAGCACGCGCGGGACGCGGCTACACCGCAAGCACCCGCGTGGGAAAAACTCGCTACCGGGCAATCGTCTACCCCGATACCTGGCGGGCGAAGATCGACAACGCGCGCCACAACACCCTAGTCAAAGCATTAGGCGGTGGCTGATGGCACCTAAGCTCGTTGACCCCCACCCATTGAAGCTCGTTTTGGACTACGCGCGCACATTAACCGATGTATCGGTGACAGAAAAAACACCGCACGATAGACCAGATGAGTTCATTCGCATTGAGCACACCGCAACTCGTTCCACATCCCCGGTAACCGACAAGTGCGACATGCTGATCCAAGCAACCGCACCAACCCCCGGCAGAGCTTTGGAACTGGCGGAAATGCTCAGGCGCAACCTGTGGGACATCGACATTTACGTGATGGAGATCCTTGGTTGGGAGGAACTGACCGGCCCCGTCCGTCACGATGACCCAAGCTTGCCGAACAGTTGCCGGTTTCAATTTACCGGCGCAATTTTCCAAGCTCTTGACTAATTCAGGTCAAGGGCTTTTTTCATGCCCACATATCGTTTTCTAGGAGGAAAACATGGCAAAACCTATCATTGGACGAAACCGCGCTAATGTCCTCACTGGCGCACCCGATGTTAAGGCAGCAGGCGGCGCGCTCGTCGGCCCTGTCGCCACCGACCCGAGCTTGTTCCCCATGGACGCAACCACAGCTCTGAATACCAAGCTAGGTATGTGGCCCGCTGGCTACATTTCCGAGGATGGCGTCACTAAGACCACTGAACGTTCTACCGACAAGATCAAGGACTGGAACGGTGATACCGTTCTGATCACGCAGTCGGATCACGCTGTGAACCTCAAGTTGACGTTCTACGAAGCTGCCAACGCGCGCTTGCTCAAGACCTTGTTTGGTCCTGGCAACGTGCGCATCGCAGATGGTGGTAACAAGATCTCCGTGCTGAACAATGCGGATGAGTTGGAGCACGTCGCTCTTGATTTTGAGATCAAAGCTGGCAAGGGTAAGCGGATCCGCTTGTTTGCGCCTGATGCGCAAGCTACCAGTGTTGGTGACGTGCAGTTTGTCCGTTCCGGCATTGTCAAGTACGAGGTAACTTTTGAGTGCTTCCCGGATGTCAATGACAACAAGCTGTATGAGTTCATTGACCGCATGGATGCGGCAGCGGAGGACTTTAGCCGTAAGATCACCCTCCCCGCGTCGACCTCTAGCGGCGAATGGACTCTCATGGTTGATGGCGTTACCCTCACCGGCTTGGCACACAATGTTCAGGGATCTGTGATCAAGTCCAAGCTGGCAGAAGCTGGACTCAAGAACGTGGACGTGGCGGGCAACGGACCTTACACCTTCACCAACGTTCTAGATGTTTCCGCAGATAAGGCCACACTGAAGGGCGGATCTGGCGACATCAAGATTGAGCCGGTCGAAGCTGCTTAAGCAACTCGCATAACCCGGCACTTTAACCCACTGGCACCACCCTATTAGGGGAATTGGTGCCAGTGGGTTTTCATACCCACATACTTTGAAAGGCATCACACGATGGCAAAGAAAACTAAAAAGAAGATCGAATGGTTCACCTACACCACCGAAGATGGCACGGAAATCACCTTGAAGAAACCGAAATCTGTGATCAACGTTGGTTTCGTCCGAAAGAACCGCAACGTCAGTGATCAGGAGCGCATGTGGCGACTGCTGGAACTGTGTGCGGATGAGGAAAACCTAGACCTCATTGACGAAATTCCAGAAGATGAGATGGAAGAGTTCGTTGCAGCGTGGACCAGTGACGAAGAAGCTCCTGCGGGGGAATCTTAAGCCTCATCGCCCTGATCGACCTCAAGGACGGTTTCAAAGCTGCCCTGGAGTTTGATCTTTTGCGCATGGGGTACAAATTGCGCTGGCTATTGGATGGCACGGACCGGCTAACCTGGCGTGACCTGCTGGTCATTGTGAGACATCTGCCGTTGGATGCTGCGATCAACACGTACGACGATGAGCACTATGGGCAGTGGAGCTTGACCAATATGCTGCTGGCACAAGCTGTCGACGCGCTCAATGGTGCGAATTGGCAACGCGGCGGCGGCAAAGGCGAGCGGCCCAAACCTGTGCAACGTCCCGGTGTTGAAGAAACATCCTATGACGATGATGACACTTCTGTGTTTGGTGGGGATGAGACGACCACTGTGGATGATCTCAATAGTTGGCTTGGTTGGGATTCCCCGGCGGGTGATGAGTAAATGATTGGAGGGTGTAGCTATGGCTGAACTTGGCGTTGGCTATATCTCGATTATCCCGGAGACGTCGAAGATCGCCCCCGGTATTTCTAATGCGTTGAACTCTGTTGAGGCCCCTGCTGCGGCAGCTGGTAAGGGCATTGGTGGAAAGCTGTCCAGCGGCATTAAGACCGCGATGGTGGGGGCAGGTGCCGCTATCGGCGTATCTGCAGCTGGGGCTATCGGCACGGCCATGACGAAAGGCTTTGCCCGCTTGAACGCTATTGACCAAGCGCAAGCAAAGCTTAAAGGCCTAGGCAACGATACTGAGAGCGTTGCTGCCATTATGGACAACGCTTTGAGGTCAGTTAAGGGCACAGCGTTTGGTTTGGGCGAAGCTGCAACGACTGCCGCAAGTATGGTCGCAGCTGGTGTGAAACCCGGCGAAGAACTAGCAAAGCGCTTGACCACGGTTGCTGACACAGCAGCTATCGCGGGTGCATCTATGGCAGATGTTGGTTTGATCTTCGGATCCGTCGCTGCTCGTGGCAAGCTTCAGGGCGACGATATGATGCAGCTGTTGGGGCGTGGCGTGCCCGTGCTCCAGCTACTTTCTGAGCAGACGGGCAAAACCTCCGCTGAGGTGTCCGCGATGGTGTCCAAAGGCCAGATCGATTTCGCGACGTTCGCTGACGCTATGGAAAATGGCGTGGGCGGATCTGCGAAGAGGATGGGCGAAACTGTATCTGGCGCTTTGTCGAACTTTGGTGCCGCGTTGGGGCGTTTAGGCGCTGAAGCGGTGAAACCTGTGTTTGCAAGTTTGCCCGCTATGGTTGGTGGCGCAACGGCATTGGTGGATGTTCTTACTGATGCAGTTAAGCCGCTGGCTACTCAGGTGGGAATGGTGCTGACCCCTGCTATGGCCGAGTTCGGCGATACCTTGGAAAATAAGGTCGCTCCGTGGTTAAAACACGTTGTTGAGGGGCTGCCTGGTTTCTGGCAGCAGCTTAAAGATAGTGGGGCGCTTGACGCGCTTGTTGATGGGTTTACATCGTTTGGTGGTTCTATCACCGGATTGTTACCCAACATCATATCTATCGGCAAAACGATGGCAGAAGCGGCGGCGAACGTATCTGCCGCCACGTGGAAGTCATTGGGCAAGATTCTTGAGTCCCTAGCGCCGGTGATTGAAACGATCGTCAATACCCTAGCGGCGCACCCCGACCTCGTAGCTGGTTTCATTACCGCGTGGTTAGGTGCGAAAGCGATTGGCAACATCACCCCACCGTTTGAAAATGTCCTTGGTGTAATCACCAAAATCGGCAAGGTTCTATTGGTCGCTAAGGTTGCACAAGAGCTGTCGCTGATTGCCACAGCAGCGGAAACGACCTCACCCGCGCTCGCTGGTTTCGCGCGTATGGGTTCCAGGTTGGCAACAGCGTTTAACCCGTTCCACCACGCAGCGACGTTGGCGCTGAAACCGATGAAAGAACTTGCTATCGGCGCGAAGTTCATGGGGCGAGCTTTCTTGCAGGCTGCCCCTGGCATCGTTGCTACGCTTGGCCCCTTTATCGCTATTGCGGCGATAGCCGCAGCTGTGGGCGCTGCACTGTGGGCGTTTTTCACGAAAACGGAAACCGGGCGGGAACTGTGGGCGAAGTTCACCGACGCATTAAAAGAATCATGGCAGTGGCTTAAAGATGTGTTCGCTGGCGTGTGGGAAGACGTCAAAGCTAAGTGGGAGCCGGTGTGGGAGTGGATTCAAAACACTGTCGCTAACCTGTGGGGTAACATCACAGAGATCTTCGGCAACATTAAAGGTGCCGTGGGTGAACTGTGGGCAGTCTTCACCGGTCAAGGCGATGGAGAATCTACTTTCCTCGACAACCTGCTAGGCCCAGATACCGCAGCGGCACTGATGGACGCAGTAGCCACCATCGGTGACGCTTTCCGTTCCGTGTGGGGATGGCTAGAAACCAATATCCCCAAAATTCACGACTGGATCACCGAACACGTCGGCAATGCATGGGACTGGCTCAAAGGCAAGTTCGATGACCTAAAAACTTGGTATGACGAGAACCTGAAGCAACCCATCGATGACACCAAAAAGGACATCGAGACAGGTTGGAATTACATCAAGGAAAAGGTCATCAACGAAATCATTGACCACATGGACCAGATCAAAGCTGTATTCGATGCGGCCACGACTGCGATCTCGTTTGTGTGGGACAATATGAAAAACAACCTTGAACTGGTCTGGAACGTCCTTTCAGCCACCGTTTTCGCAGCACTCAAGGTTGTCATCGATGCGCTCGTTGGGCAGTTCCATGTGTTCTCGAAGTTGATCACCGGCGATTTTGAGGGCGCAAAGCAAGCAATGACGGACACGTTCAACCGCATTAAAACGGACGTGTTCGACGCCTTCAACAGCATTCTTGACGCGTTCAAAGACTATTTCGGAAATTCCATCGAGATAGTTAAAAACCACTTCGGTGGTTTCTTGGACTATGTCAAGGACATTCCCACCAAGATCAAGAACATGTTTAACGGCGCTGGCACATGGCTAGTGCAAATGGGCAAGGACCTTATTCAGGGTCTGGTCAACGGCATTAAGGCCATGGGGTCGAAGGTGACAAGCGCGGTGAAAAGCGTCCTACCCGGCCACGCCCAAGGTTTAGTGCCGGGGTTCGCTTTCGGCGGCATGGTTCCAGGTTTCGCGACAGGTGGCGGCTACCGCTTGCCATTAGCGGGGCCTGGCACTCACACCACTGACGGTTTCCTAGCGGTTAACCGTGCCGGTATGCCCATTGCCCGCCTTGATGCTGGCGAATGGGTTATCAACGGTGACAGCTCTGCCAAGTACGCGCGCGAACTGCAGATGATTAACGCCGGTACGTTCCCTAAACTCCCCGGATTTGCTGACGGTGGTTTCATCGCTAAAACGTCGGATGAGATCAAGAAGGCGTTGGAGTCCGTCGCATCGCCGTATATTTTCGGCGGTTGGTCTGAGGCCGGTGTGGACTGCTCCGGCGCAATCTCCCTGGCTGTGAACGTTTTCCGTGGGTTGGATAAGTTCGACTCAAGGACTGCGACGGCTGCTGAGGGCGCTTGGTTAGTGAACAAGGGCTTCAGTGAGGGTCGTGGTGGTGAAGGTGACTTTAGGGTCGCGTTCCTGAACGGTGGCCCCGGTGGTGGGCATACTGCTGCACAATTGCCGGACGGGACGTTTGTTGAGTCCGGTGGCAATACCGGGCAGGGTTTAACGATTGGCGGCAAGGCAGGTCCGCTTGAAGGCCGTGGTTTCACTGACTGGTATTATGCCAAGGGTGCTGAGCAGGTCGCAGATGCGTTGTCTGAGACTGCATCTGCTGTGTCTGCCGCTTCTGGTTCGTCTGCGGTGTCCACCACCTCCGGTTCATCTAGCGCTAGCAACTTTGGTAAAGCACAAGAGTTGTTTGACCAGGCGGCAAAACACATTGGTCTAAAGTCCGAGAATGCTAGAGGCGTTGGTGTAAACAACGCGGGTGACCCGCTGCTGTCCGACGAGAATCGAGACGCGGCACTAGGTTCATGGAACGGCCCCGATTGGGGGCCTGAGTTCTTTGCCCACGAAATCGCACGGTCTGCGAGGGATGCGGGCCTTGGCGTGGCTGCTGCCATCATCGGCGTTGCTACTACGCTCGTTGAGTCTGGTAATCCGCTGAAAATGTGGGCCAATAATGCAGTGCCGGAGTCGTTGAGTTTCCGGCATGATGCTGTCGGTAGCGACAACGACAGCATTGGTTTGTTCCAGCAACGTCAAGCAGGTTGGGGTACGGTTGAGGACCGCATGACGCCGTTTAAATCGGCTGGCATGTTCTTTGATCGTTTAAAGCAATTCGACTGGGAGAACATGGACCCTGGCGCTGCTGCGCAAAAAGTGCAGGTGTCCGCGTTCCCCGACCGATATGCGCAGCAGATGGACGCGGCCAAAGGCCTTGTGGCGCGTGCCGGGGTCTACGACACCGGTGGTATTCTGCCTCATGGTGTGACGGCGCTTAACCTCTCGCATAAGCCGGAGGTCATTATCAACAATGACCAACTGACCGCATTTAGTCGCTTGTCTAACAACCTTGGCGCGTTAGTGCCGGTGTTGGAACGTGCGACGTTTGGCGGCGATTTCCGTGGTGGTGAAGCTGTTGGATTGACGAAGGATAATCAGATTGTTGATGCAGCTTTGCGGCTCAATACGCAGTTGCGTTCCGTGGGCGGTAGCTGGGTTGATGCAGCACAGATTGTCCAAGATGCCGAAAACGGTTTAGCGCAGACGCGTAAATCTATCGCAGCTGATCTTTCGTCGATTAAGGCCAAAGAAGCTGAGGTTGCGGAGCTGCGCAAACAAGTCGCTGAGTTGGAAGCCGACGAGGGCGGCTTGTCGGTGCAATCGCGTCGTAAAATTCAAGACGCAGAAGAATCACTGGCAAATGCACGCGCAAAAGGCAAAGCTGACGCTATTGCGAATGCAGAAAAGCGCCTAGCGCGCGCTCGTGAAGATGCAGATGCGCAGTTGGAAAAGTCGGATGCAAAGAACGCTAAGAAACTTCGCGATACTTTGAAGAAGCTGAATAAAGCTGAAGATGAATTAGCGACTGCTCGTAAGCGTTCGGAGGATGCGGCTAAGCGCCTTGAAGCCGCTGAGCGCACTGTGGTGGCATCTCGCTTTAAAGCCATCCAGGGCGCGATTGATGATGTGTTTAAAGGCATCGCGCAAGCGTTTACTTCCATCGCTGCTATGTGGCAGACGATGGGAGATGTTGCAAAGCTCGCCCAAACTGCACGCCAAGAAGCATCGAAGCTGCAGATGCAGCAGGTCACCGACAACATTGCACGGTTGAAGGCGTACCAAGATTTGCGGTTGGCTGAGTGGGATGTGTTCAAGGCCCGCATGGATGGCTTGGTGAGTATTTCACAAGCTGAGCATGCGGTTGAGGAAGCGCGCATTGCTGCAACGATGCGTGCGGGATCATCGCTCAACGCCCTTGGCGGGGCCATTGATCGGTTCCGGGATACGGGCGTGTTCCGCATCTCGGAGATCACCGATGAGATGGTTGACAGCTCTGAGGAAGTTACGCAAGCAAATGCGGCCCTTGCCAGGGTCCGTGCTGAAGCTCTGCTCGCTGAGGAAATCGCCCACAACAAGCAGGTCGAAGCATCGTTTGCGGCAGCTAACGCGGCATTGGCGCAAGCTCATACTGCGCAGATGTTGCAAGCCGCGACCGCACGCATGCAGGCCCAAGCTCAAGAGTTCTATGGACTCACAGCGCAGGGAGCTAGCCGTGCACAGCGCGGTTTTGGCGGTATCGGCAAGATCGTTGGCGGTATCGGCAAGATCCTTGGTGGCATTGCTGGCGGTATTGCTGGTTTCGCTGTTGGTGGGCCTTTGGGTGCTATTGCTGGTGGAGCTACGGCTATCAGTGGCCTCAAAGACCTTGTTACAGGCAGTATTGAGACACATGCGTATCGTGACGATATTCGCGACGGCTGGAAAGCGATGGGTATCGGCGATAAGGTTGGCTTGATCGCAGGTCTTGGTATCCAGGGCGTTGGCGCTGGAGCCGCCGGGTACCTGTCGCAGAGCAATCCAGCAGCAGCTGCGGCTGCATTGCAGGCTAGCGACACTGTTGGTGGCATAGCTGTGAACACCAAGTGGGATGCTGCGAAGCTGAAAGCCGAACGTGCTCAATCACTGTATGAGGAAGCAGCGGCGCGGCTTGACTACGATCTAGCGACTCAGAAAGCACAGTTGGCTGCACGCCAAGCTGCAGCGCAGCTAGAAGCTAATGCCAAGGTTGCTGGTCTGCAGGCTGGTGTTGAGTTTGCGAAGTTGCAAGAGTCCATCCTCAAGGCATCGACTAAAGATGAGGCGCAACGTCTAGCTGATGCGGCTAATGTTGCAGCGGCTAAACGTGATGAGATGTTGGAGGCTGCCCGCGCGCAGCGTGCACAGTTGGCGGAGATCGCTGGTGATGTGCGTACTGTGACGGCCCAGGTTGGTTCTACTGTGGTGGAACTTCCTTTGGTCAAGGGTGATAGTTATTCCGCTGATCAAGTCGAATCTATTTTGTCGATGGTCAATGATGCGCAGTCGTCTTTGGAGTTGCGTGTCAAGCAGTTGGAGAAGAAAGATACTCCAGCTGTTACTTACATGGCGGCGCGCCGCTAGGTTGTTGCTGTCACCTTAACCCCGGTGTGGATGTTTGTCTGTGCCGGGGTTTCAGGGTTTTTCTATGTATAAGTGAAAAGAGGAAACGATGCGGCCTTATTATCGACTGTCGTATACAAGCCCCGTAGGCCACCGATTTGATCTGTCCGCTCGCACTGGCGGTCCTTTCGTGGTCAGCGGTGGCATTAGTGGTTTGGTTGGTGTTGCCGAGGATGTGGTGACGTCTGCGGTTGGTGTGGCAGGGCAGCGGTTTCATGGGTTGAATGTTCACCCGATGACGGGCGAGTTGCAGGTTGCTATTCGTCCGGCTGTTGGGGCTACGTTGGCGGAGACGGTTGCGGAGTTTCGGCAGAGTTTTTCCCGCACCCAAGAAGGTACGTTGAGGGTGAATGCGCCTGGCGTGGGTAACGTTTCTGCTCTGGTGAGGTTGCGTGAGTCTATTGGCCCGCTGAAGTTTGATCCTCATGCTGCTTATGGGTATGACGGTGTGCAGGTCCCGTTGATTGCGGATGTGGGTTTTTGGTCGTTGGATGTGGTGAAAGCTAGCGATTCGGTCACTGTGACGAATGCGGGGGATGTGGAGGTGTGGCCCCGTATCAGGTGGAAGGGTGCCGGTGGGCGGGTCACCCTGCCGTCTGGTGCTCATTTTGATTTGCCGCGAACATCTGAGGCCCGCACGTTGGTGTTAGACGATGCTCAATCGTGTGTGGTCGTTGATGATTCGGATGTTGTTGATCGTGAGCTGTGGCGTGCCCTGAACGGTAGCGTGCTGCCTGAGGGTATTCCGGTGGGGCAGGTGCGCACGTATCGCCTGCCAGCTGGCGCGGAGTTGCAGTGGCAGCTGGGTTTCTTTGATCCATTTAAGCAGTAGGGGAGTGTCGTGGTTTTTGATTGGGAGCAGCATAAAAAGCACCGGGCGCAGGTCATTGCTGATCGCGGCCAGTGGATTGGTTTGCTGGATGCTGACGGCGTGCCGATTATGGACGTGCCGCCGGTTGTCGAGTTGAAAGCCCCACAGTCGCGTAATGCTCCGACCTCGTTCGAGTGCACTATCAACGTAGCTACTGGTTATGGTGTCGTGCATCAGATTGTGAGCGAATTGGTTGCTGATGGTTTGGGCATTGTTGGTGGTGATGGCCGGTTGGTGCCAGCTGCACAGAAAACCCGCATGATCGTGGTTGAACGTGAGGGTGAGCGTCGTGCGTTCAAGATCACCCACGTTGTTGCAAAGGGTGAGGTGGCCGCCCCGCAAACGTTAACTATCCACGCTGTGAGCTTGTTGGACATGCTAGATGCTGTGCCGTGCCCATCGTTTCCGGGTGCGTGGAAGGCGGGTCAGTGGCGTGATTTTGATCGTGACGAGGGCGCTGAGTTCGGCACCGTGAGGTCGCTTGCCCCGGTTGAGTTTGCTGCCATTGCGGATGGGTTTACGGTTGGCGGCCCGGCTGAAACAACGATTCGTAAGCTCATCATGGACTCGTTGGCCGCTGCGTATCGGGTTGCGGGTGTGAAGAACAACCCTCCGATTGTCGTTGACACGCGCGCATCTAATCGCCCGTCACCTGAGGTGTTGATCCGTCCTACGGATAAGTCAATCTGGCAGGAGATACAAGCCGTGGCTTTGGCGGCTGGCGTGAGCGTCACCGTGGACTTGTGGTGGCCGGGTGATGAGCAACCGCAGGGTGAGCGACTATCACTGCCTACAGCTGTTGTTCGTGTGGAACAAAAGGGGTAAGTCATGGGTTTTGTGCAACTCGTTGCTAGTGGCGGCGATATGACTGTGGGCCGCCGCACAGCAGCATTCGTGTATGGTTCTAGGGCTGTCACCCTCCCTGAGGGGTATCAGGACACGGGCAAAGATGACAACCTGGTAGATGGGTATATCTATCGCCCTGAGGGTATGCCTACGGGAAGGTTTGACTTTGCGTGGGTCCGGGCGGATGTGAGCGTTGATGCTGGTGACGGGCGTGGGCATGGGCGCTCCGACATGGAGAAAGTTCTTGACTCGACCCTAAAACGCGTTGACGGTGATGTGTTTTTTGAGCGTGATATTGAGGGCGCTGGTTTAGGTTTGTTCACTCCCGGTGTTGATTTCACCACCGGTGATGTGGTGGGGGTTCGTATTTGGGGCCGGGTGTTGAATCTACCGGTCACTGCGTGCGACATGCTCACAGATAAACAGGGCGTCCGGTGGCGCGTCCATGTTGGAGGGCAGTTAATCACCGATGCAGAAACCCTACGCTCGCACAACGACCAGATTAAGCAAGCGTTAGACGCGGATCGTAAGAAGCTTGCTAAGGATGTTAAGCATGTGAAAACGACGGCGGCGCGTGCTGAGTCCACCGCAAACAGTGCATCTAGGGTTGCTGAGGGTGCTGAAACGAAAGCCGCTGAGGCGATGAAAAAAGCCACAACCGCTACCTCGGTCGTTGATGATGCCCTCTCGAAAGCTAAAGACGCTCAAGCAAAAGCACAGGCCGCAAACCTTACCACTGAAGAGGGTAAGCGTATTGCGATTGAGGCTAATACCACGGCTACGCAGGCAAATAGTAAGGCTATTGCCGCCGTTGACGCGGCTAATAAAGCTACGCAGAAGTTGGCGGAAACGAACCGCACCGCTATTGCTGCGAACAATAAGGCAGATGAGGTGCGGGATAAAATGCTACGGCGTATGCCCACATTGGTGGCGGGAAACATTGAGGGCAAAACCCTGGAGACTGATTTGTTCATTGTTGACCGCGATACCCCGCTGATCGGTGCTCATAGTGCGAAAATCACGATTAAACCAGGCTGGGAGGGTGTCATTCACGCTTTAACAAAGGCTAACAACGGTGCTGTGGATGTGCATACCGCTATGGCGAATGGCCGTGAGCAGACTATTACGTGGTCGCCACGCGCCAACCTGGGATACACCGATGTGTTCATCACGTATTACCGGACGGATTAAAAAGGAAGTGAGTTAGCGATGGCTGTTATTCAAGGGTCGTTAAAGGATGTGACCTCCCAGGCCGCGACGGTGCGTGAAGTGTTGATACGCCCGGCGCGCACACGCCCATCTGGTGATGGTTTGGTAGTCGATGAGCCGGTGCGTGTCCAGGTGGGTGAGGCGGGTGCGGTGCGGCTGGTGGTGGAAGAAGGCCCAGCCGTGCTGATATTGGTGAGGCAGTCGAACACTCCATATCCGGGGGCTACGGAGTTGGAGCCGGTGCCGATCATCGTGAAAGATGGGTTATCTTTAGCGCAGGCGGTGAAGGCTGCACAATCGACCGAAGAGGTATCTGAGGCGGAGGTGCAGCGCATTGCGGCTGAGGTGCAGGTGATGGTGAACCGTGCTGAGGATGCGCGCCGTGGTGCGATTACGGCAAAAGATGAAGCTGTGCGCGCGCAGGGTGCTGTAAAGAAGTCTGAGCAGGTGGCAACGAGTGCGCAACAGGGTGCTGAGTCATCGGAGCGGGCGGCTCAAACAGCGGCTCAAGCGGCGGCTCGATCTGAAACACAAGCACAAGCGCACGCTAAAACGGCTGAGGGGCACGCGGCTAGGGCTGATGAGGCTAAACAGGGTGCTGAAGCGTCGAAACAGGGAGCTACTGAATCGGCGCGCCTAGCTGGTGTACAAGCCGGGCAAGCATTGTCTCACAAGTCAGCGGCACAAGCTGAAGCTAGGAACGCGGCCACATCTGCGACGAAAGCGGAGGGCCATGAGCGGCGGGCGGCACAGATCATCGCAGAAGGTATACCCCCCGGCGGCGTGCACTTAAAACACCTCGCGTCGGAGGTGACGGGCGATGTTGATAAGCGTGTAAAAACCGCTATTGACAAGCTGGTTAATGGTGCGCCGGATGCGTTGGATACGTTGAAGGAGCTTGCCGACGCGGTGCAGTCTGGTCGCACTGAGTCGGAGGCGTTGGTGAGGCAGATCAATTTGCGGCTCACTAAGTCGGATGCTGATTCGACGTATGCGACTAAGGGCGAGTTGGCCGGTAAGGCTGATGCATCGCATACGCATGGGGTGTCGCAAATTACTGGTTTGTCTTCGCAGTTAGCGGGAAAGGTTGATTCGTCCGATCCGCGCTTATCTGACGCGCGCCCGCCTAGGCCGCATAGGATTGCTGAGCACTCGGATTGGCCGGGGAACATTAAGCCGCCACTGTTTTTGCCGATCGGGTTATCGGTGGCATGCCGTTTGCCCGATGGTCAGTTGAAGGTGAAAGAGACGCCTACGGCGGATGACAATGCGGCATCTAAAAAATACGTTGACCAGCAAGTTCGATCTGCATCGCCTTCGGTGTCTAAACAAACGTTCGCTGGAGGCAAAGGCGTGGTGAGACGTCAGGGCAACGTTGTAGTCATTCAATTGAATGAATGCAGGGCAGGAGATTGGAACAGCTGGACAGTTCCAAGTGGGTATCGGCCAACCGAAACGGTTTCCGCTGCCATTGCAGCGAGTCAGGTTAGGGACGTATTTTATGTGAAAGTCGAACCAAACGGACGAACCTCCACAGAAGGCTACACATTGATAGGTTCTAACGCTCCGCTGAACGGCGTAGTCACCTACATCGTCGACTAGACCACTATTAACTATCAACCACCTCGGAAATGTGGCCGGGGTGGTTTTTTCATGCCCCATGTGGGCAGAAAGGAGAAAAACTATGACCATATTCGGCATTGATATTTCCGAGCACCAAAATGGGTTAAGCCTTGTGCGGGCGCGTGATGAGGGTATTAGCTTTGCCATTATCCGCACCACCGACGGCACCTACCGCGATTCTTGCTACCGCTCTCACGTTGACGACGGTAAGAACGCTGGCCTACCCCTGGCGGCTTACCACTACCTACGGCACCCCGCTGAGGGCACGAGCATTGAGCAGCAGGTGGCTACCGCTGTGGAGGTGATGGGGGAGCATCGCCTACCTATCTGGTTGGACTGTGAGACTCCCACTCGTTTGTCTGAGCAGCATGTTCAGCGTGCTAAGCAGTGCTTTGAAGATCGTGGCATTCGAGTCTTAGGGGTCTATTCTTACGTCCCTTATTGGGAGGGTATGGCCGGTGGTGAGCCGTCCACGGCACAGTTCGGGCACGTGTGGGTGGCGGCCTACGGGCGTAACGATAAGGGTAGTCCCGCTGATGTTTACCCCGGTGATCATGACAGGCAGTGGTCTTATCCGTTGGGTAATCAGACCCCTGTTATGTGGCAGTTTAACTCTAATGCTCGTGTGGCTGGCTATTGGGTGGATGTTAACGCCTACAGGGGTAGTGTGGATGAGCTGCGCGCCTTGTTTGAGGGTGCCGGTGTACCCGCGCCCGCCCCGGCACCCGTGCCCGCGCCCGCGCCGGCTGGTGGAGGGCAGAAAGTTCTTGACTACCCCCGGGATCAGGTCACACAGGACACGTTCTACAACTGTGGCCCCGCGTCTACTCAAACTATTGTGAGGGCGGCTACCGGGGTGCTAGTTGATGAGTCTGTCCTAGCCCACGAGCTAGGCACTACGGTTAACGGCACTGACTACATCGGGCTGATTACCCGCGTTTTGCGTAACCGGCTACCGGAGGCTAACTACACAACGGTGGAAATGCCCACCGACCCTCCAACCCCTGGCCAGCGGGACAAACTATGGGCCGACATCGTGAACAGCATCGACGCTGGATACGGCGTTGTGTGCAACATTGTCGCACCCCCGTCGAACTATCCCCGCGGTGTGTATGGCAGCGCCAGCCCAAACTACCGGGGCGGTGTCGTGTATCACTACTTTGCCGCGATGGGCTACCGCGATGACGGGCAGGGGCGCGCCGTGTGGATCGCAGACAGCGGTTTCAGCCCCTACGGATATTGGCTGAGCCTTGACCAACTTGCAACACTCATTCCGCCCAAGGGATACACCTACGCGGCGGCTAATCCTAAGAAGGAGAATCTTATGAACACTGATCAACTTATTCTCGACCAGCTGGTTGGATACGAGAAGCGAGACGGACTACCCACCTTTAGCGGCTGGCCGCAGCTGGGTGGTCGCACCCTGGTGGACGCTATCGCCGCCATTGGTGCAGCGCTCGACGTTCCCGGCTTCTACGACACTAAGAAGGAAGGAAAGTAAACATGAATAAGCTTTCTATTTTGAGCCAAACTCCCGTGCTGCGTGCCCTGATTTATGGCATTGTGGGCATTGTTGGAGTGATCGGCATTGTGACCGGCGCGATTGATATTGACGGCCTTAATTCGTGGGTTGATCGTGTCCCGTCGATTGCTGCCACCGCTGCGTCTGTGCTGGCTTTGGCGAACATTCACCCCACCCCTAAGGCGGCTGTAGCTGCGGTAGGTGATGCAACTGGTAAGCATTCTGTCACTGATCCGACCGCCGCGTATGTAGCCCGCCTGCGAGAGATGCACGGCAAACTCGGAGACAGCTAATGGGTGCCCGCGTAGCCACATCTCGAATAGCTCACGCGGGCCTCGCCACCTGGTGTTTTGCCACCGGTCTAGCCTACCTCCCACCACTCGGTTCTCTACCTGAACAACTAGCGTTAATCAGTCGTGTTACGTCAGGGCACGTGTTTGGCGCAGCCTGGCTACTCGCAGCCGTCCTACTTGTTGCCGGTCAGTGGTTTTACCACCCCCGGCAAATCGGCCTAGCGCTCACAATGAGCCTCACCCTACTATTAGCGGGCGGATACTTCACCGCATGGTTATTTGAGGATCAGGCGCGGGCATGGGTGAGTGTGAAAAACTACCTCATGCTTGCGGGCGCGATTATGGTTATGGCTACGAATGCGGAGAAGGTGATGCCCGGTGCCCCCCTTAAATGATGCCGTAGTTGTGGCTATCATGAGCGCTTTGGGCGGGTTCCTGGTCGCATTGCTTAACCGGCGTTCCAGCCTTGAGGGTGAGCAAACCAAACGGCTAGAAATCTTGATAAGTAGCCAGCAAGACGCATTCGACCGTCAAGCGCAAACCCTCACTAGCCTGGAGGCGGATATGATAAAGCTCCGGGCAGAATGGGCCGCTGAACGAGAATCACACCACCACACTAAGGTAGAGCTGGAAAAAGCAAAGCTCTACCACACCTACGTGGCGGCAGAAGTAGGTCGAGTGGGGCGCTGGCTGATTTCCCAGGATTTAGCATGGCCCCCACCCGATTTTTTAACGTTCCCTGAGTGGTGGGACACCCGCCCGCGAGATGAACCCCGAGATTAACCAATGCCCCCGGCTGTGACATGATTTGTTGCACGCCGGGGGCCTTTTTTATTTGCCCAAAATCTTGTACACCGCAGGTCGACTCAACCCCGTCGCAGCACGCAGCTGAGCAACGCTCACCCCCTCTCGTGATGCGGAACGTAGCGCCCGGTCCCTAGCGTCGCGGGCCTCGACCACCGCGCGTTCCGCTTGCTCTAGCACCTGTTGCGCATCTTCCAACTGTCCGATGATCCCGTTGTCCGCTTGAGATTCAGAGATGATCAGCGCGGCTTCTGCCTTGAGTAGTAGCGCCTTGCGTGGGGTAAGGTCGTTCGGATCAATACTCAGGTCACCACGGGCGGCGTGTAGGCCGGCAAGGTCTGCAAGTACCCCGTGGGCAGCTTCAATCTCGCAACCGGTTTCAGCGGCGACAACCTCGGCAACGTCCTCAATGGTGCGAGCGTCCACGGTTTCAAGCTTGATGTGCTTAGGGTGCTCGCTGAGCGCCCACGCTGCCAATTCAACAAGTAGCTCGGGGGTGAGGGGGCGCACCTGGGGTAGTTGTTCGTCCTCGTCCAGCTCGGAGGGGTCGGAGGGGAACACGGCGTGCACCTGGTCTGCAAAGTCGATATTGTCGCCCGTGCCGTACTTCGCCCACTCTTCGACGATTTGGGTGCGGAGGCCTTCGAGGGTGGGTGCTGTGTAGACGTCGGTGGGGGTGGTGAGGGTGAACATTGCGATCTCCTTGTTGGTGTTGTTTCTTTGTTCCTTACACTTTAATTATAACGTGATAGACGGAGATTGTCTACTTGGATAGACACCTTTTAATGTGAGATATGACATGGTCGTGATGTTCTGACACAAACCGCCATCCAATCCCACGACAATCCCACGACAAAAGGGGTTAAAAAAGGTTCAAATCGGGATAAATCCGACAGTGGAAAAATCGACTATTTACGCAGCTTAGATCATGTTTTTGCAGGTTATGGCACACGTTTCAAAAAAGCGAAAAACAGGTTCGAATCCTGCAGGGGGCGCTTTTTTATTTCCCATAAAATCCCAGCTAGACGGCACTTTTCGAGCTGCTAGAAGACCTTTTATCAGGCAATCCCACGACAATCCCACGACAATCGTTCAACTTTTTCTCCAAAATATCGGCCACACCGTCAAGGTCCCCGTCAAATAAATCCGCGTATGTATCCAACGTCATAGCCGCCGATGCGTGACCAAGTTGACGCTGCACAACCTTCACATTCGCCCCCGCAGATACCATTAACCCCGCCGCCACATGCCTCAAACCATGAGGTGTTAACCTCGGAAACGTTAGATCGCTGTCCTGGCACCTTCTCACCGCATACTCAAACCACGACTCTTTACCCGCGTGCCGCAAAAAATTGCCATCTGCGCCGTGCCACAACAATGCATCAGCACCGGTGGCCTCAATGCGTGGCCGTAGAACCTCCAGGGCGTGCGACGTTATCGCAACAGTACGATGTTCATGTGTTTTCGGAGGCCCGACCACAAACCCATCCGATGCGCGCGTGGCATTGCGTGTGACGTTGATCCTGCGCTTCAATAGGTCAAAATCACACGGACGTAGTGCGATAGCTTCACCCCACCTAAGCCCCGTAGTTCCAAGCAACAGAACTAGATCTTTGTAGACCTTCGACTCATCTGCCAACCGGTAAAGCTGCTCAATGGTTAGATACACTTTGACGGCTTTATTCTTTTTCGGCAGTTTCGCTAGGCGTGCAGGGTTGCTTGGAATCATGTTGTCATTGACGGCGATGTCCAAGATTTGGGCTAAGCACCCGTGCGCGCCTTTAATGACGCTAGGGGAGCGGTCTATGTTGTTTATCCATTGTTGCACTTCGGAGGGTCGTATGGAGGACGCCGGTCGGCGTCCCCATTGTGGTTGTATGTGTACGCGCCAATAGCTTTCATTGAGGCGTTGCACGGTTGGTTTAAGTCGTGTCTGTGTGGCTAGCCATTGTTCGGATAGTTGGTCGATGGTGGTTTTCCCTGCATTTGGGTCGATCCATGCCCCTGCGTCGATCTGGGTGGTGTTTGCTGCGGCCCATGATTCTGCTTTGGCTTTGGTGGGAAACCCTTGTTTTGTACGACTGCGCCCATCCGGTGAGCGGTATTGGACCCGCCACGCGGTGCCGGTGGCAGTCTTGTATTTGCGGATGCTTGCCATGGTTGGAGGCCTTTGGTGTGTTGGGTGGTTATTTTGGCTGTAGTCGTTTTCGGGCGGCCATTTTTCGCCAGGTTTTTACCATGTGCATGGTGACGTCGAGTTCTTGGGCTATGTCGGCGATGTGTGGTCCGTAGATTTTTTCTGCTAGTGCGTATTCGGTGGGGGTGATGAGCCATGTGGCTGCGGTTTCGTCTGCTTGACGTTCGTTGTGGGGGTGGTGGCCTGCTGGGTGGTTGTGGAGTGCGTGGGCTAGTTCGTGGGCTAGTGTGCAGCGGAGGTCGGGGCCGTGGATGTGGTTGTTGAGGACGATGGTGTGGAGGTTGGGGATCCAGATGCCTTTGTGGGGGAGGTTGGTTCGCCAGCTGATGTGGATATTGTGTTGTTCGGCGAGGGTGTAGAGGTTGTCCGTCGTTAGTCTCAACGATGGTTCCTTTCTGTGTTAGCGGGCGTTGTCTGTGTCTTGTTCGTCGTATGCGGCGTCGGTTTCGTTGATTGAACCGTCGGCTGCGATTTCGCCTGGGTCTGAGGTTGCTAGATCTACCGCGTTTTCGTGCTCTGGATCGTACTGGCCGGGCTGGACAGTTGTGTTGCGCTTTTCGTCCAGGTGTGCGACGTCGGCCATGTTGGCCTGCGTGTTTTCGGTGTTTGATTCTTTCAATTCTTTGAGCTGAAGCTCCCACTTTTTCTCTAGGCGCTGTAGCCCGTCGCTTGACAGCTCGGCCAGTTCCTCCGCATTGAGTCCGACCTTTGCAAGTTGTTGGATCAGGGCCTCAAGGCTTGCCAATTCAAGCAAAGTGCCGCCACCTTCGATGAAGTCGGTGACCTCTTTTGCTGTGAGTTTTCCAAGTTCAACTAGAGCTTCGGCGGGGTTGATGTTGAGTTCCCGAGCGACCTTGATGATTTCATCTGCGGCGAACCCTTCTTTGATCCATGTTTGGACTGTATTTCGGCTGACGTCCAACATTTCCGCGATGTCAACGGACGTAACTCGTTTGCCAGTAAGTGACTTAAAAACTTCTCGTGGATCTGTCATGCCGTTCAGTATAGTGCACAATTTTTTGTGCATCAAGTCCGCAATTACCTGCATTTCTTTAAGGGTTGACCAATTTTTCTACCTTTAAAACTTGCGGGGGCTTGCAAAGTGACCTAAACTCTTGTCATGTAAGCGAGAAAGGCTACAAAATGACAAGTTTTCTTATCTCTTTAGATGAGGTTGACCGCGTAAAGCGGGCACATCACATCGAAACAACTAAAGACCTTGCGGAAAAGACCGGTGTTAGCAGGAATACATGGTCTGCGGTGCTTAAGCATCGTCAACCTTCAGCTTCGGTTTTGGGTGCTCTCGCTCGGTTGGGTGCCCGCCCCAGCAAGATCCTCGTACTAGACACCCCAACCATCGAAAGCTCAGCAGCATGAAACCTACCTGGCGAGATTACACAACCCCCGGTGCCGTGTTCGACACCATCCTTCTAACCATTTTGATTATCGGCTTGATTTTCGGGGCCGCCGCTTTAGGAGCCTAAATCATGAATGAAATCCTCACACCCCTCGACTACCTAGACGGCTTTATCGCCCTCATCGAGCTACTAACCCACCTGCCCGCCCTGGTTTAAGGACAGTGCGCCCCTGTAGGGCTATCGCCGGGGCGCTCGCAGGACTCCCAATGTCGATGTGAGTAAGCGCACTCACCGGCTTCGATTTCAACTTCAACCCCTAGATGGAAACCGTTGTTTCTGAACCAGCCACTTAGATAGGAGACCCACCAATGGAACTACAGACTTTCAACTTCGACAACAAGGCCGTCCGCACCGTTGTGGATGAACACGGGGAGTGGTTTTGTGCAAGGGACGTTGCTACCACCCTCGGATACGTCAACCCCGGCAAAGCTATTCGTATGCACTGCAAGCAAGAGGGGGGTCCAAAACGGTACCCCCTTCGAACCCTCGGTGGTGTGCAGCAGTTCACGTTCATCACCGAGTCGGATGTGATGCGCTTAATCATCTCTTCTAAGTTGCCAGCGGCTCAACGGTTTGAGCGATGGGTGTTTGAAGATGTGCTGCCACAGATTCGTCGCACCGGCTCCTACAGCGCAAATCAATTTAACCCCGCTGATCTGACCCGCGCTGAGATTCTCCGAATTGCGTTGAACGCAGAAGAAGAACGCCTCGCTTTGGAAGCTAAGAACAAAGAACTTGAGCCAAAGGCCGACGCTTACGACACGTTCATTGACGCTACGGGCAAATACAACGTCGGGACGGTCGCAAAGATGCTCGGAATGGGTCAAAACAAGCTCTTTAAAGAACTCCGCAATCGTGGTGTGTTCATCGCAAAAGGCGCAAACGCTAACACCCCTTATCAAAGGTATATGCAGCACTTTGAGGTAAAGGCCTATACCTTCGAGCACTCGAATGGGGAACAGGCGATTCGCTACACAACCTACGTGCAGCCGTCCGGGGTTGATTTTATCCGCCGCAAATTGGGCTTGGCCCATGTTGACCCTCCGAGTCTCCTTGACCTACCCCCTAGCGGTGACGTCACTGTGACGGGTAGGGGCTAGTTATGGACAAACCTACCTGGCGTGACTACACAACCCCCGGTGTTGTGTTCGACACCATCCTTCTAACCATCCTCATCATCGGTCTCATTGACCTATTGATCCACCTACCTGCCCTGGTTTAAGTGGCAGTGCGCCCCTAGTAGGGCAGTAGCCGGGGTGCAATCCCCCGGGCGCACACGAGACACAACAGTGTCGTGTTCTTTGAATAACTGAATATATAGGACGTGTGAGATACAGGCGCTGGCCGTCGTGAGGACGGCTCGAAAATCCCACCCCCTCGCAAGGGCTTGGTAAAGCGCAAGCAGGCATGCAGGAACCACCACACGGTGAGGTAACAGCGCACGTCCTCTGGAAAAACAAAACGAATCCACCCCGGCCCCACTAATGGGGCCACAGGTCCCCGGCACGGCCGCCACGTGCGTATTTTTTTATCCAATTTTCTACGGATGCGGTTTCAGTCTGCCGTCTAGATGTCGGCACACGCGCACGCCGCCGGTTCAACTCCGGCAGGGGACACGAGGGGATATGTCGCTGTGAACCGTTATGGCATATCCCCACCAGGTAAAACAACACCACACCATAGGAGTAAACATGCTCAATTTCGCCGTCCTAGTGCTGGCTATCTGTGCCATCGCACTCACCGCAACATATGCAGCTGTTATGTGGGCTGAACTTCAAACACTACGAACTAAACGCGCCATATTAGCCCTTGTCGCTAACACTGTTGCTGAGTCCATCGCACAAGCGCAAAAGAAAGACGAACACTGCGACTGCGATTTCTGCAACGAGGTACCGGAACTGTTCAAGGATGCCCACCAATGATCGCCACCGCAATATCCATCTTGATCTACCGCAACCACGACACCTATGAGGGGAGGCGCTGGAATGAATCGCAAACAACTCATTGACCTGACAGAAGCAGTTATTGGGCGTCGGACAGCACTTTTAACCGTTGATGAGTTCGCCCAAATCGTCAACATTTCACCCAACCGACTACGTCAGCGCTGCGCACGTGAAGAATCGTTCGCCACCCAGCGGTGCAAGCACTCAACCTACAAAATCCCCGTCGATCGACTATCTGAATACCTCACCTAGGAGACAGCTCTATGTCCGTACCTAAACCCATAGCCACGCACAGCATCAATGGCACGCATTTCACCCTCTATGAGAACGGCACCATCTACCTGAGCGGCAATGCGGCAGATCTCCGATTCGAGCAATGGACGTTGCTGCTTAATTGCCTCAAAGATGAGCTGGCGCGCTTCGACATCTCAACTACACATGAGGATGTGGAATGAAAGTAACCATGACAGATAGGTTTAACCCGTTTGTTCCCGGAATGGTTGTGTGGGCGTTGATACGTGCCGCGCGTGTAGTGGAAATGTCGTCAGCATCATCTATGTGGAGCGCTGAAGAACGGCGTGCATTGTTGAGATTGGTGGAGAAGCTGCGATTGTGGGAGCTTGTCGCACTGGAGCGGTGCCGTGATCAATGACACTCACATGTCGGAAAAACGCGCAACTCAGGTGCTGAAAGTGCCGAGGGAATATCTGCGCAAACATCACAACGATATGCACATCAGGATATACCGCCCCCGCTATGGCGAGTGGAAATACAACGCCACGGATGTGCTCTGTGCCGCTAAATCGGGGATACGTACGCCACTGTGTGAGCGCACTTACCGGCCCTGCCTATGGCCCGATTGTATCCAAATTGGCACCGGATCGTGGGGCTTATGTTTTTGCCCAAAGCACAAAAAATCAGTGGCGCTGATCCTTGGAAGGGGATATGACAAGAATGAACATACGAGATCAAATTAACCAGCTAGTTTTGCAGCGAGCTGTGCTCAACCAGCTGCAAGATGTCCACAAAGAATACCGCGCTGCGCTCGACAGTGGCATGTCCGAGGGTGACCGGCTGGTTGCGCATACGCCAGCGGGCGTGAAACTTGGCACCGTGACGAAAACGTCACCTAAGCCAACAGCTGTGATCGCAGATCTGCACTCGCTGATCGTGAACGCACCTGAAGATGCATTCACTTACGTCATTGATGACTTGTGTATCTCTGAGATAGTTGATGTGTTGAAGGAACATGCCCCGAGGTATCTGCGCAAGGTGCTTAAAGATACCTATCTCAACCAGCAAGCTGCCCGCGCACTGGAAGCTTTCAAAGAAGGCTCCGAATTGCCGCCCGGCTACACCATCGAGATTAAAGCGGGGCATCTGCAAATCAAACCCACTGAGGGCGCTGCAGATCTTGCAAACCAGGCACTGTCCACCATGGACGTTAAACAACTGGAGGCTGGCAATGCCGATGAAAGCTGACATCGCAGCCTACCTAGTTGAGGGTAAGGCATCGGTCGGCGTCACCATTAACAACCAAGAAGAAGCCATCATCGACGCTGAGTTTGCACGCGATTTAGCTAACGATATCTGGCGTGCAGCGGATGTGGCAGATGGTCTAGAAGAAGAGGAGCGGGCACGTGCCTACCACCGTCATTGAGGCATTGACGCACGTCATGGACGATGTGCGGGCAGTTGCAAAAAACGACCGCAACGATGCGCAGAGGTTTTACTTCCGTGGTATTGATTCTGTGATGAATGCTGTTGGTCCATCATTCCGTAAACATGGTGTCGTTGCTGTACCTGAGGTCATTGAGCGCACCTATATTGATCGACCGGGGGCTAATGGGCGGGTCAGTATTGAAGTGCGTGCGGTCGTTGCCTATCACTTCCATGTTCGCGACAGTGAGGATGTTCTTACGACCACGGTTATTGCTGAGGCCCGTGATTACGCGGATAAAGCAACCGCAAAGGTGATGAGTGTGGCGTTTCGCACGGCATTATTGCAGGTGTTGTGTTTGCCTACTGATGATAAAGATCCTGATGCTGAATACCCGGAGGTGCCTACTGCTCAACCTCCGCAACCCCAGCGACCAGCGGTGCAATCACCTATGGATAAAGCGAAGGCGAAACTTGGTGCAGCGTGTGATTCTGCTGGCTTAGATCGCGGTGTGGTTGCCAGGTTTGCTATCACTCCTGAAGGTGGTGGTGTGGATATTTCGGTGGCGACTGGTGATGAGGCTGCCCGTAAGGTGTGGCAGCTTGCAGATCGGATCAACGATGACACGCAACTTGTGCAGCGGCTTAAGGGCGGCCAATGAGTGCGCCGCTGAACCCTGTCGAGGTTGAAGCTCGCATTAGGGAGTTGGCTACGCAGATCAGCAGGGGTGTTGATGTCGTTGATGAGGCTTATCGCGCGTATCTAGCAGCTGATCGTGCTTTCGACGAAGCGTGGGCACACGCCTACCTCAAAGCTCTAGGCAACATGGAAGATCGCAAACAAACGGCACGTGCTGAAACCATGGAACTGCGAAAAGCGCGTGATGTCGCTGATGCTGCCTATAAGTATGCTGACAGGCGCTCTAAAGCCCTGGAAAGCGAGCTGCGCGCCATGCAATCTGTGGGTGCCTCAGTGCGCAACATGTACGCAGTTGCGGGACGGGGGGAATGGTGACTAAGAAATTCCCTCAAAGCACCGCCATGCGCTTACATGAGCGTGCACGCGGCATCTGCGAAGTTATGATCCCACACGCTGGTTGCACTGGCCGTGCTGAGCACATCCACCACCGGCAACTGCGTAAACACGGAGGTCGGCACAGCATGGAGAACTGTGTGGTTATTTGCCACCGCTGCCACGAGTGGATTCACATGCACCCGGCTATCAGTTACAGCCACGGCTGGCTAGTCCGTTCGACAGATAACCCCGCATTCGTTCGAGTCCAACAGGGCGTAACACTACTAACAGAAAGGACGCCACGAGATGAGCCTTAGGGCGATGCTTTGGGCGCTGTATGATGCGCCTGTCAATGACCCAACTGAGCAAGCTATTTTGCTTGTTTTAGCTGATCATGCCAGCGATGACGGCACCGCAGCGTGGCCGGCCAGGGAGAAAATCGCAGCCGCAGCCCAAGTGTCTGTAGCAACTGTTAAGCGGCGGATCCGCGCTTTATCTGAGCGTGGTGTGATCATCGCCGGTGATCCGCGTTTGGTGGATCACCTCCGACGCGATAAGCGGCCGCGTGTCTGGAACTTGAATTTTGCAAAAATGCGGCAGCCGGACTTGTCAAATCATGGACATAAATCACCCCTAAATGCGGGGGGTCAGATTGAGCCGTCGCTACCGAGCGGGGGGTCATACGGTGAACGAGCGGGGGGTCACAGCTATGACCCCCAAACCGTCCTTAAACCATCCATGAAAGAAAAAACACTCAAAAAAGAAAATTCCGGCGAGCGCAACGACATCGAGGCAAGGCCGTCGGCACAGCCGACTGCCTCAACCGCTAACGCGGTATCGGCGGCGAGTTATCCACCGGAGTTTGAAGAGTTTTATTCCAAGTACCCGCGCAAGGTCGGCAAGCGAGCTGCACTCAAGGCGTGGAACGCGGCTGTTAAGCGGGTGTCCAAGGATGAACTCGATGCCGCTGTCGCTGCCTTGAAAAGGCACCATGAGCGGCATAAAACCGATCTACGGTTTATCCCGCATGCTGCGACGTGGTTGAACCGCGATGGGTGGAATGACCAGCTGGTTGCGCCTGCGAAATCTGGTGGGAATGTGTTTTTGAGGCGAGCGAGGGAAAGGGGGCGTGACCTGCATGGATCCGATGGAAACGGCAGAGCGAGCATTGGCCCTGGTTTCTGAGTATGACACCCGGTTTGCTGGCTTGTCGGAGGACGAGGCGGACGCTAAAACCGCTGCTTGGGCTGCTGGAATTGCTCAAAGCCAGCTGCCTGGCGAGTTGATTGTTCAAGCGGCGCCGTTGGTGTACGCGAGCAGTGCGGAGCGTCCGCTAAACCCGCTGGGTGCGGTGCTTGCTATGGCGCGTGATCTGCAAAAACGTCAGTCCATGGGCAAGGTTCTTGCTGAGCTTAGAGCTGCGCCGCGTCGGGCATCTGGGCCGGTCAAGGCGGCTTATGAGCAGGTTGGAGCGTTGGGTGTTGAGTGTCCGTCCTGTGGTGCTGATGTTGGTTTGCCGTGTGTTTCCGCTGGTGGGGAGGGGCGTTACATGCCGATCCCTCATGTGGCGCGGATGCGAAAACCTGAAAAGTAGCCAAAAACGGGGGTTTTAACGCTTTAAAACCGCTAAACCCTACATGGGTAGCGGGGAGGGGCTGAAAGTCGCTTAAATCGCCGTTTCTGCGCGTTTTAGAGCTATCCAGCTAACAAGCAGCGACCGGCTCGGGGCCGTGATCGCCAATCAACACATTGGAGCAACCGATAACAGATCTTCGGCACCTTCACTCCAACACCAACCCCCGCCACGTCAAAAAACAAACAGTTTTTTCGAGAAATCAACCAAGAAAGAAGAACATCCATGACCGCAAAACGCGTCAACCTACTTGCAACCACAACCAACTGAGCTTGTCATCTCAGGTAGGGAAACAACCAAAACTGGGCACAAGCCAACCCGCACATTGACGAAGATTAAAGGACACTAACATGCACCCCACTGTGACAATCATCGGACGCCTCACAGCAGACCCAGAACTCCGATACACCAGCTCCGGCAAAGAAGTCACCAGCTTCGACATTGCCTACAGCAAACGAATCCAAGACCCCAACACCGGCGAATACTCCGACGGTGACGCCACCTACGTCACTTGCACCGCCTGGGATCATCTCGCGAAAAACTCCGTAGGCACCCTCCGAAAAGGACAGGAGGTCATCTGCCACGGCACCCTCGAAAACCGGCCCTATACCACTAAGGCTGGGGAGAAACGCCGCAGGTTGGAGCTGAAACTCTACGCCTGCGGCCCTAACCTCCGATTCCCACTAGATGGGGCAACCACGGCAGCATGGGCCGGTAGCCAGCAGCAGGGAGACCCCTGGGGAGGGCACCCCACAGGAAACCAGCCAGCAGCCGACTCCGAGCCACCTTTCTAACCCCATACACAGCAAAACCCCCGGCCATCCACGACCGGGGGCTTCTTTCTAACCACAGAAAGGAATCTACCAATGAACATTATAACACCAAAATACTGCCGAGCAACCCGAATTACCTGCCAACTAACCCAAAGTGACATCGACCGCAGGAGCTAACCCCATGGACAAATACGACGAGTTTATTCAGGCCAAAGTCAACTTTCAGAAACACTATGGCCACCAGATCCAACAAAGCGAGATCAACCCCCTCCTCAAACCACATCAAAAAGACATCGTGCAATGGGCCGTAGCAGGAGGCAGGCGCGCAATCTTCGCAGCATTTGGTCTAGGCAAATCAGTCATGCAAATCGAAACGCTACGCCTCACCCTCAAACACCACGGAGGCGGCAAAGGCCTCATCATCTGCCCCCTCGGCGTGCGTATCGAAATTAAGCACGACGCTGCGATGCTCGGAGTTGACACCCGGTTTGTGCGCCGCACCGACGAACTCGACGGCGACGGAATCTACGTCACAAACTACGAATCAGTCAGGGACGGCAAACTCGACCCCACCGAGTTCACCGCCGTCACCCTAGATGAAGCATCCGTTTTGCGTTCCTACGGCTCAAAAACCTACCAAGAGTTTCTGCAACTCTTTGACACCGTCAAATACCGGTATGTGGCCACCGCCACCCCATCGCCAAACCGGTACAAAGAACTGATTCACTACGCCGGATTCTTAGGGATCATGGACACCGGCAACGCCCTCACACGGTTTTTCCAACGAGATTCAACGAAGGCAAACAATCTCACCCTCTACCCCCACAAGGAAAAAGAGTTCTTCCTGTGGCTCAACACGTGGGCTGCGTTTGTTCAGTCCCCCGCCGACCTCGGACACGACGCCACCGAATACACCCTGCCACCTAACCACATCGAGTTTCACAAAGTCGACGTTGACATCACCACCGATGAAACAGACCGCAATGGGCAGGGCTACATTTTCCGAGACACCCAAATGGGCCTCAAAGAATCAGCGGCTGAAAAACGTCGCAGTATTAACGCCCGCTGCAACAAAATGATGGAACTCATTCAGCAGCACCGGGCACAATCCCCCGGTAAACAAATCGTATTGTGGTGCGATCTGAATGCTGAACAAGATGCTATTGAAAAGCACCTGAAAGACGCGGGCCTCACATTCTCCTCCATCCGGGGAAGCCAAACCCCCGACCAGGTAGAAGAACTCCTAGAGCAATGGAGAAATAAAGAAACCTACGCCCTGATCGGCAAACCCATCATGCTCGGGTCCGGAATGAACCTCCAGCAAGCAAACACTGCGATCTTCCTAGGAATCACATATAAGTTCAACGACATCATCCAAGCAGTTCACCGCATTCACCGGTTTGGTCAAAAAACCGACACCTACACCCATTTGATCTACGCCAACACGGAAACCTCCGTGGTGAAAACCGTCCAAGAAAAATGGCACCTACATGAGGAGCTGACCAACAATATGACCGACATCATTAAAGACTATGGTCTCAACCCCAAAAACATCATTGAAGCGCTACAACGCGACATCGGGGTTGAACGCATCGAAATAAGCGGCAACCGTTTCACATTCGCAAACAACGACTGTGTGAAAGAAACGCAAATGATGGAAGACAACAGCGTCGATTTGATCGTCACCTCCATCCCCTTTGCCAACCATTACGAGTACACGCCTAACTACAACGATTTTGGGCACACCGACAATAATGAGCATTTTTGGGCGCAAATGGACTATCTCACCCCGCAATTGCTCCGAATCTTGAACCCCGGTCGTATTTACGCCTGCCATGTGAAGGACCGTATTAACTTTGGTAACACCACCGGTGCGGGAATCCCCACCGTCTCACCGTTCCACAGTGAAGCGATCCAGCACGGGATTAAGCACGGGTTTGACTACATGGGCATGATCACCGTCACCACCGATGTGGTGAGGGAAAACAATCAAACCTACCGCTTGGGCTGGTCGGAGCAGTGCAAAGACGGCTCAAAAATGGGTGTAGGGTCACCGGAATATATTCTGATCTTCCACAAGCCACAAACAGACCGTTCACGCGGATACGCCGACGTACCCGTGACAAAGAGCAAGGAAGAATACAGTCGTGCCCGGTGGCAAACTGACGCGCACGCATTCTGGCGATCCTCCGGCAACCGGCCCCTCACCGTCGATGAACTCGCAGAACTCCCACACGACCAGCTAGGCAAGATGTTCACAAAGCAATCCTTGCAGCAAATCTACGACCACGAGACCCATGTGAAAATTGGTGAAACCCTCGACTACAAAGGCGCGTTGCCGTCGACGTTCATGGCGCTCGCACCCGGTAGCTGGCAAGAAGATGTATGGCACGACATCAACCGGATGCGGACCCTCAACAGTGAACAGTCAAAGCGCAATGTGCAAAACCACATTTGCCCCCTGCAATACGACATTGTTGAACGGCTTATCCGCCGCTACTCCAATGAAGGCGACCTAGTCTTTGACCCCTTCGGAGGTATCGGCACAGTGCCGCTAACCGCCCTGCGTATGGGCCGTAGGGGTAGGGGAGTGGAACTCAACCACGGGTACTTCCTGGACGCAGTCGCATACCTCCAAGCAGAAGAGCAAAAAGTCGAAACCCCCTCACTGTTCGACCTGCTGGACGAAACAACCAGCGCAGCTTAACCCCACAACCTGGCCGCTGGCCGAGAGGCGCACCGGCCCCAACCCTCAAGGATATTCAATGCTCAACTACCATATTCCCCTGCACTACCGCCGCCCACCACTAACCGCAAACATGCGCCTCCACTGGGCAAAACGGGCGGAAATCACAAAAGAAATACGCACCACCACCACATGGTTAGCAAAAGCCCACCGCCTACCCCGCGACCTGAAACACTGCACCGTCACCCTGCACTACGCCCCCATCGACAAACGCCGCCGCGACGCTGACAACCTTGTCCCCACCTTGAAAGCAATCTGCGACGGCCTCGTTGACTACGGCCTCGTGCCAGACGACACCCCGCAATATATGACTAAGCACATGCCGATCATTGAGCAGCCAGAACGCCCCGCACGAACCTGGATCACCATCACAGAAGGAGAATAAACCATGCAAGACCGACTCCAAAACAGCCGCGTCGATTTTGGAAACTTCCAACTTAGCTACGAGATCGCTGAGTCAAGTAGTTTCTATGACATCGAATACATCGACGAAAACTATGTCGCCACACTCCTATTCGAAGCCCCCGGCACAAGCGTGAGCGTTGTGGCTACCGATACGCAACTTGAGGTCTGGCGCGATTATTTTGAGCTTAGTGTCGCCGATCGCGGAGTGTACATGAAAACCCTGCCCATCATGTGCTCACGAAAAGAAAACATGTACCTCTTTGTCAGGACTTACGATGGCAAGCTGTTTTTCAGCAGCGGCACCATGTCCATCTCCATCAACCTTGCGGACTGCCTTAAAGAGTTCGCCAGTTACATAAATAACATCTGGCTAGAACTCAAAGAGAAGGAGGATGAGTCGTGGTGAACATGCCCACCTCTAACCCTTGGACCCGATACGGGGATGTGCTCGCAGTCATTGAACGCAGCACCAGCGACGCCATCAAAGGGGGAAAATCGGCGCGACGTGAAAGCGATTGGTTCTACTGGGAGGGGGTCAAAGAAAATTGCCGGGTAATGGGTGTCAATGCTGCGGATCTCGCTGTGTCCACGCCGCAGCCGCCAAGCGCTGCAATGGTTGAAGCCCGCACCCTAGGTTGGGTGGCCGCCTGTATTGACGCGATTATTGAAAAGGCGTTAAGCAGCGGTGACGAACATGCACAGGAAGTCGCACTAGTGGGTCTTAAAGCCCTCCGCGCTGAACTCCGCAAACAACAAGACACCCTACTAGGAGACTAAACCATGAATGTTTCAGAAAACAATGACCTGCGCATCCTTTCAGATCACTATGGCCTTGACTGCAGCGTCATGCCTTACCCCGGCTACGGTGAGGTCGTAACCCTTGGCCTCAACTGCATGGGGTCGTATGACACAGAACTGGAGTTTTACGACGAACATGCGGTTCTCGAAGTCTGGGTGGACTTCAACAAAACGGACGTTCCTCAACGCCACATAAGTGAGTACAAGTTGAGAGTCAAAATGCCTATTTGGATGGCTGAACATATTGCCCGTGTAACTACCAATCAGCAGAAGGAAGAGGGCTAAAAACCATGCTCGCAATCAACACAACAGGGGGTATGTAATGAGCTACCTAATCAATGTGGCAAACCTAATGGTAGGCATATGTATTGCTTACCACGCGGCGGGGATGGAGCCACGCGGAACATGGGATCATAGAAAACGCATAGGCTACATCATTGCAAGCGTCATATGCACCTCGGCGTTCATATCAATAACCACGGGGGCGGCATGACAATAACAATCACCGTATACAGCACGCCTAACTGTGTGGCTTGTAGGCAAACAAAAAGACTACTCACACGGCAAGGCACACCCTACGTGGAAGCCCACATATCAGAAGCCCCCTACACCATCCCAGAGCTAAAGGAATTGGGATACCAGACGGCCCCCTTTGTTCAAGTAATAGACAGCACAGGGGGCTTAATTGATGAATGGGCCGGGTTCAAACCCGATCGCATTAAGGAACTAGCAGCACACTAGCGGGAGCAACCCCCGCGCTCAACAAGACAAACCCCTAGGAGACTAACAATGCCCACCCCCATTACCCACATCGGCCCCGCGCCTATGAAAGCCCACCCCACAGACGCGGGCTACGACCTTGTGTCTACAGCGGATAAAACACTAGCCCCCGGCTGCTGGTCACTCATCCCCACCGGGCTACACATCGGTCTACCGGCTGGCACCGTCGGTTACGTCTGCCCCCGCAGCGGCCTGGCTGCAAAACACCGCATCACCGTCACCAACGCCCCCGGCGTGATCGACCCCGGCTACACCGGTGAAATCTTCGTCAACCTCATCAACCTAGGGCACCTGCCCTACACCATCCAACGCGGGGACCGAATCGCCCAGCTCATCATCCACCACGCTGTAGAGGTTGATTGGCAACACGTCATCAAGCTCGAATCAACTGAACGCGGCCACAACGGCCACGGATCAACCGGAGCCTAAACCCATGCACACCACCTACTGGTACGACCCCGCGCCCGTGCTGGCGTGGATCAGCGACATGCTCAAACAGGGGTACGCGCAACCGCCACAGCAAACCGCAGACTACTGGAAAGGCTGGTGCGACGCCCTACGGCACGCAGAAAACACCATCCAACTACACACAGACTAGGAGCCAGCACGATGTTCGAAAAACTCACGGAGGCGGGAATCAGCATCGTTCTCCGCGCCGATGACACCCACCAAGTTATTTTGCAAACCCACAGCGGGGGCGATACGCCGCTAGAAATACGCCTAAGCGCTGCGCTAGCTGATGAAGTCGCCTCGCAACTCCAACGCGCCGCACGTATCGCACAGTCGACAATATACGACGAGATAGAAGGAGATATCCCCCTGGCAACCTGGCAGCATGAAGACTAAGAACAACGGCGCATATGGGTCAACACACCCCACACCAAAACAAACCAGGGCGAAGGCATGATCACTAACTACACCCACATCTACCAACACACCAACCAACTCCGAACCCACTACACAACCCTTAAACAACTCAAAACCACCAAAACACCCCCACCAGAAATCCCCACCCACACCCCAACAGGCCCCAAACCCCCCACCAACATCCACTGGCTCACCATAGAACAAGAAACGACGATCAAACTCACAGAACTCACCCACGCCCTCGCCGACATCCTCGCAACCCAACCCCCACAAACCAACCCCACCGCACTACTACACTGGCTAGACCACCACGCCCTCACCATCACCACCAACCCCGAAACACTAGACCTCACAAACACCGACCTGCCCACCATTACCGAAGAACTCACCAACCAACTCCCCAACACCCAACCCCCAACAACACCCAAGTGGGAAACGCAACACAGCATCCTTATCAAGTTGAAGCGCTATGGCTACACCGTTACCCCGAAACAGCTCTACAACTGGACCTACCGGGGACACATCACCAGCATCAAAACAAACCGACGCAACTACTACCAACTCCCCAACGTCCTCGCATACCTCACAGACCAGCATCAACTAGACCACTGAGCAAACACATGCTATAATTGCGTTTAGTAAGTAAATCTATTGCCCCACCCCACCACAACATACCGGGGGAGGGGCATTAAACATACCGGGGGGTATGTACACACCGGAGCACCCCACCACAACACCGCCCCACCCCCACAACCGGGGCACCCCACCGCACCAAACACACACCACAGCACAACAGTGCCACCACAACCCCCACACCACCACAACCCCCACACCACCGAGCCTCACCCCCACACCACCGAGCCTCACCCACACACCCAGCACACCCCCTACAAACACACACCACACCAACATCAAAGGAAACACCAATGGCGAACAACACCACCACAACAACACCAACACCACAACAACCTGCACCACAGGAACAGGCACAGGCACAGGCAACACAACCAGCACACCACCACCACCGACACCAAACAACCACCACCAAACACACCCTCAAAGACACCCTCAAAGACATCACCAACAACCCACCAAACAACAACCCACCAAACAACAACCCACCAAACAACAACCCACAAACCACACCAAAACCCAGCCAAGCAACAAACAAACCATAGCCAAACAACACAAAAACCCCCATAAACCCACCCAACAACCCCACCAAAAACATGCCAGGATACAACACCAAAACACACCGCCCACACCTCACCAAACAACAAAAACACCACATCCACACCCGCGACAACCACACCTGCCAACTCCAATACCCCGGCTGCACCGGCACCCCCGACCAAATAGACCACAAAATACCCCTCAGCCAAGGCGGCCCACACACCACAAACAACCTCCAAACCGTCTGCACCAACTGCCACCAACAAAAAACCCGCAAAGAAATCCAATGGGGCCACCAACAACACCACAACAGAGCAAAACACCCCCCAGAACCACACCCCGGACTAAAAACAACCACCCACACCACATAAACACCACCACAACCACCCACACACACAAACCACCCACACAACCACCCACACACAAACACCAAAACAACCCCACCAAGACACCAAACCACCCACAACACAACACAACAACCCCCACCCCCCCCAACAACACCCACAACACCCCCACAACACCAAACAACACAACACCCCCACAACACCCAGGGGGGACACCCCCACCCCCACCCCCCGGAGTCAAGCCGAGGGCATTGCCGCTAGGGTTATGTGCGGGTCTGGAGTTTTTGAGGGGTCATGTTTTATGTCTAGTGATGTCGCTGCTCATGAGCTAAGGGGTGCGCTTTCTAGTCAATATGGCGGTCGAGTACTGCGGTGATTTGTTCATCTGTGATGTTGTCGAAGGTGGGGCAGATGTTGATGGCTCGCTCTAGTTTTGCTTGCATGTGCCCGGAAAACCGCACGTGCAGTAGCTCCCGTAAGTTCGGGACTTTCTTAAACGGTATCTATTTTGTTAGAAAGGTTGTTCACTCATGGCAGGACGAGGTCCCGCACCTAAACCAGCGTCTAAACGAGCGCGGCGTCATGTCGACCCGACACCCACAACGATTCTGCAGTTTGAAGAAGCTTCCCAACCGGAGCTGCCCACGTCTGTTACCTGGCCAGATGAGACACTGAACTGGTGGAAGATGTGGGCAGATGCTCCACAGTCGGAGCATTTCGGTTCGACTGACTGGTCTTTCCTGTTGGATACCGCAATTCTTCACGCCAAACTCTGGGGCGAGGGCAACACATCTGTGCTGTCGGAGTTGCGTCTCCGTGTAGCTAAGTTCGGTGCGACGATGGAAGATCGCGCTCGGCTGCGTATGCAGTTTGCTGATGCCGATGCTGCTGATGCGCGGCGCCCTGACGGGCAGGTGGCGTCGGCACGTAATCGGCGTGCGAATCTGCACGCGGTAGATCCGACCGATATTAACAAGTTCAAGCAAGGTAAATCTTCTTAGGAGGTCGCTGGGTATGTCGTGGCAACCACTTGGCGATAGTGATTTCCCTACGCTCGGGTGGCAGGTCATTGACTGGATGACGGCTTATCTTTCCCGACCTGAGGTTGAAGATTATGAGCCGTTCGTCCCTTACCCGGAGCAGGAAGACTTTCTTCTACGCTTCTATGAGCTTGATCCAGCGACGGGGCGCCGTAAGATTCACCGTGGTGTGATTTCACGCCCACGTGGTTGGGGTAAATCGCCGTTCGCGGCGGCTATGGCGTTAGCTGAAGCTATGGGGCCAGTGTTGTTTGACGGTTGGGACGCAAATGGCCAGCCGGTTGGTAAACCGTGGTCAACGGTGCGTACTCCGCTAGTGCAGGTTGCTGCAGTATCGGAGGATCAAACACGTAATACCTGGGATGCGTTACACGAATTGGTCCAATCTGAACAGCTCTATGACGATTACCCTGGTTTGGAACCGATGGGCGGTTTCGTGAACTTGCCTCGTGGCCAGATCCGCCCGATTACAGCTTCTGCACGGTCGGTGAAGGGTGCCCGCGCGGTGTTTTCCATCATGGACCAGACGGAAACGTGGGTGCGGTCGAATGGTGGTGTTGATCTTGCTGCGGTGATGCGGTCGAATGCTGCGAAGCTTGGCGGGTCGACGTTGGAAACTCCGAATGCTTTTACCCCAGGTGAGGGCAGTGTTGCGGAGAAGTCGGCGGCGTTTTGGCAGCAAATCCAACAAGGTATCACGCTAGATGATGGCCTGTACTACGATCACCGTGAAGCTCCTGCAGCGACGGATATGAGCGATGAAGATTCACTGATCTTCGGCATGCGCGTGGCCTATGGCGATGCCAGCGGACATTCAGATGGGTGTGTCATTCACGACCCGCCGTGCCCTCCGGGCCATGTTGATCTAGATCGCATTAAGGCAACCATTTGGGATACCGCGAGCGATCCGCAGGTGATGCGGTCGGACTTCCTTAACCAGGTCACGCACGCGAGCGATTCGTGGTTGTCTCAACCCGAGGTCCGTGCGATTGTGGATGACTCTAAAGAAGTTTTGCCGGGTGATCAGATCGTCCTTGGTTTCGATGGTTCCCGTGGTCGCACCCGTGGCAAAGCTGACGCGACCGCACTAGTGGCGATGCGGGTATCCGATAAGCACTTGTTCACTATCCGCATTTGGGAGCAGGGGCCGAATGATCCGCAAGATTGGCAGCCGAATTTGTTGGACGTGGAAGCAACTATCGCGGATGCGTTTGATCGTTATCAGGTGGTTGCTTTCTATGCTGATCCATCTGGGTGGCAGGGGCAGGTTGCTGATTGGGAAGCAAAGTATGGGCGCAAGTTGCGTGTCCGTGGTTCCCGTAACGCACCTATTTCCGTGTGGCCGAAAGGTAGGGGATCGTTGGTGCATGAAGCAGTGGAAAACATGAGGCAGGCGATTGTTGGTGGGGAGATGACGATGAGCAATGATCCGCAGTTGATTAGACATTTCCTCAATGCTCGTAGGCGTGCGACCCGCACTGGCTATTTGCTGTACAAAGCACACCCATCTAGCCCTGACAAGATCGACGCAGCATATGCAGCTGTGATGGCGTATAAGGCGTGTTTGGATGCGACTAAAGCAGGTTTTGGTGGCACGCCCCGTAAGCGTAGAAAGGCGGTGATCCTATGAACCGTAATTTAACGAGAGATGAACAGCGTATCCGTGCAGAGCTGAAACAGCAGGTACTTGCGCGGGCGGAAACCAACAAAGAAGCATTGTCTTACTATGACGGATCTGTCCGTGTGCATAGTTTGAACATTGCGGTGCCACCACAGTTAGCGAACATTGGCGTGGTGTGTGACTGGCCATCGACGGTGGTTGATACGCACCATGAGCGAATGAATTTCCTCGGGTGGGATGATGGCGATGGCTATGGCATGGCGGAGTTTAACCGCACGTTTGCTGCAGCTGATCGTATCCAGGAAGCTGTGCAAGATTCTTTGATCTATGGCGTTGGTTTCTTGAGTGTGGAGCAGGTGCCGGGAACCAATCAATGGGCGCTGCATAGTGTGTCACCTTTGGATGGAACGTTGCGGTGGGACCCGATCACCGGGCGGGCATCTGCAGCCCTTCGGATCATTCGCAACGCCGGGCTAAGCGCCGATGGGTGGGTGTATTCCCGTGAGGTGATCCACTTTGAGGGCTACAGTATTGTGGTCCAGCCTGGCGCACATCCGAATGATGCTGAGGTGGTTCACGAATATAAGACGGTGCCGGGTATGGTGCCGTTTTTTCGTATCCGCAATAAGCTGCGATCTCGTGAGTGGTATGGGCGTAGTTTGATTACGCCATCGGTGAAGTACTACACCCAAGCTGCTGCGCGCACGATGTTGGGTATGGAGATTAACCGCGAGTTTTACACGACTCCGCAGCGCTACGCTATGGGTGCGGATATGTCTGATTTCACCGCCTCTGATAATCCTTCGCATCAGGAGATGGTTGAGGCGGGGTGGCGGGTGACGATGGGGCGGATGCTGGCGATCCCACGCGACGAAGATGGGCAGGTGCCTAGTGTTGGGCAGTTCACCGCAGCACCACCGACACCGTATATCGAGCAGTTGCGCGCGTATTCCCAATTGCTTGCATCTGCGACGGGGTTGCCTACTGCGTATCTTGGTTTTTCTACTGAGAACCCGCCGTCTGGTGATGCTATTCGTGCGTGGCTTGAACGCCTTATCCGCAGCATTGAGGGCCAACAGCGGCTTATTACTGGTGATCTCAACCAGTTGGGTTGGACGTTGTTGTATTTGACGGGCACTGCGCGTCCTGTGTGGGCGGAGTTCACGAAACAGGTGGCGCCTAAGTGGGAGTCCCCGGCGACGCAGCAGTTGGCGGCTGAATCGGATGCTCTGGTGAAGCTTATTGGTGCTGGTGTTCTACCTGCAACGCACCCGTGGGTGTTGGATCGTTTGCGTATTCCTTTGGAGGATCAGCGGGCGATGAAAGCTGAGTTGGCGAAACAGACCGCAGATAAGCGCCTCAATGAACTGGGCAGCAAGTTGGGCACTGTGACGCCAGATGATTTGGCGGGGTTGCAGGAATAACAGGATCGGAGGTGGCAGGTGGAAGATCTGATCAAAGCGAACCGTGATCACTACGCACTTGCCTTGGACACTCTCCAGGTGATGGCGCGACGCGACCTGTTGGCACTGTGGTCTGGAGATCCTGGAGAGTCGTGGCACAACAAAACCATTCGACTCAATGAGATGTACCCCGAGATAGTCCAAGATTATGGTCTACAGGCAGCTGCGGCAGCGGCGGATTATGTGTTCATTCAGCGCAGTTTGGATGATGAACTATCTCTGTTGGCGTACCCCGATCTGGCGGAACCTGTCGACCGGAAACAAGCCCTCGCAGGTCTTAATTGGGCGCTGAAAGATGTTCGCAGAGAACAGACAGAGCAAGATCTACAAGCTGCACGCGTCAAGGCTGAAAAGGCGCTCACTCGTCTAGTGCTGCAACCTGCTAGGGATACCGTCTACTACAACGCAGAAAAAGCAGGTGCACGGTTTCTTGTGATGCCTAGCCCCCGCGCGTGTGCTTTCTGCCTCATGCTCGCATCACGCGGCGCGGTCTACCACGATAAAGACCGTGTTGGTGGTTGGCATGACGGCTGTCGTTGTATTGGCATTGAGGGCAACCCCCGAGATGAGCGCACATGGCCTAAAATCACCAAAGAGTTGCAAGATGCGTGGTATGAAAAAGAAAAGGTACCAGGGTCAGAGAACTATGTGAAAGCTAAAGTTGCTAACGCGATCACATACAAAACTCGCGGTTCGAAGGAAGCCCAACGTCACAAACCCAGTGGCCACGCACCCCGTGACTACAGCCGCGAAGATCTACACCGGTGGGAATACTATCTGGAGCACCACAAACATAAGCTGCGTGAGTTAAGGGAGTTTCCCTACATTCGTGGTATCGAGATCCCGCCAGAAAGATCCCGTAAGGCGGTTTTGCCCGCCGGTGAGGTGATTGATGTGCCGTCGACACGTCAATTCGCTGGACATGTTTTGTATGGTTGGCGACAGGACTCAACACACCTGGAGATGTTCACCATGAACAAAAGCAAAGGGCACACCGCAGCTAGCGCGAGGAAAGGAGCTGCATTTCCTGCAAGGTGGACAGACCAAGATGTCGTTAGCAATATCTATGCAGCGCTCGATGCAGATCAGCCATGGCAGACCGATATCCGCACAGATGGCGCGCAACGCGTGTTCAAAATTGCGGAGATCGACGGTGTGCCTGTCAAAGTACAGTTCTACCGCAGCGATAGTGGTGTATCATATGGAATGACAGCTTTCCCTGTGGAATACCTGTAGGAGCTAAAGATGGGGAACAATACACCTGCACAGATGACTTATATCGATCACGTTAACGCGGCGATTGATGTGGTGTCGGAACTGAAGAATCTGTGGGATCCAGATGGGGAAAATCGACAACTCCGCAAAATCGCTGGGG